ATAATCAGATCTATAAAGCTAAGCCCTAAAACTATGAAGCAATATCAGCAGATGGAGACAGAAAAAATCTTAGAACTGAAAGACGAAACCATAGACGCAGTTAATGCCGCTGCAACGGTTACCAAGCTTTTGCAGATCTGTTCCGGAGCTGTTTACCGAGATTCACAGCACTATCAAGAAATCCATGATGAGAAACTGGAGGCTTTTGAAAGCGTGGTAGAAGAATCTGAAGGGGAAAATCTCTTAGTATTCTACCAGTTCAAACACGAAAAAGACCGCATAATGGCTAAGTTTAACGAAGCAGTAGACATACAAGAAAAAGGAGCTGTAGATAGGTGGAAGAAGGGAAAAATCAAAATGCTGTTAGCCCATCCTTTATCTGCAGGTCACGGGCTGAACTTGCAAGGAGGAGGATCTGTTGTAATTTGGTACGGTCTTCCAATGAGTTTAGAGCTATATCAGCAATCAGTGAAACGCTTGCATAGACAAGGCCAGGTTAAAACCGTCAGAAACGTAATACTGCTTTGCGAGAACACTTTTGAAGAAAGAGTTTTTTATCAGATATTACAAAACAAAGAGAAGGGGCAAGACAGGATTATAGATATACTGCGCGCCAGAATTCAGGAGGTGAAAAATGAAAGTAGGTCCTTGTAAAATAATAACTTATAGAGGCTTCACAGGTGAATACCAGTTTAACGGGGTTGAATTTCACGGTCGGATTTTAGATATTGATGAGTATATTACCTTCGAGACTGATTTTGAATTTGATATTGAAAGAGAGTTTAGGCTCGCAGTCAACGAGTATGTAAGGAGGAAACGATGAGAATACAACTAGACGAAAACCACGTGCTTTGTACAGATAAATACTGCTGCTGGGTAATGGAGCAGAGTGTAGGAGTAAAGGGGAAAAGTAAAGGAGAGATCTACGAAAGAAGGTGTTCAGGTTACTACCAAAAATTCGAAGATCTGATTGAAGACTATGTCGGAGAAAAGTTTCAGTCGAACGAAGCCACGGAACTTAAAGAATTAGCCCAAGAGCTAAAACAGCTTAAGAAATTGGCCAGAACTTGGTGTAAGGCGAACAATGGATAGAAAACGTGAAAGACGAATTAAAAAGGGATACCTTAACAACTACCAAAAGCTAAAGGCTGAGGTTAGAGCTGTTGAGCGCCAAATTGCTACAACACGCGAATTAGAAATGTCGATAAAGGCTCTTGTTCTAACTGATCTTCCAAAAGGAGGAAAAGTAAGAACATTAGATGATTATCTCGAAAAGATATCAGACTTAGAAGAGAAACTAGAGATTTTAACAGTCGAAATGACGATCGAATACCTTAATATAGGAGTTTATATCGAAGCTGCACAAAATCCTCTTCATCGAGCAATTTTGAGGGACCGATACTTATCTGGATTAGCGTTTGACGAGATTGCTTACACGCTAAACTATTCGCTCAGTAGGATATTACATTTACACCAGGAGGCAATAGATTCGCTTCCGGTACCGAATGAGTGGTAAAATGTGGTGTGCAAAGTTTACTTTGTTACATACTTTGTTACATACTTTGTTACACAAAAAACGTGTCAACCGGAATGAAAAATGAACTTTGTAACAAATGTAACAAATTTCTATATAGGAGGGCCCCTAAAACAGGCACAAATATGTGCCGTTTTTATATATACTATCTATAGCGAGAGTGTTACATTTGTTACAAAATCCTTCGGAGTATTGAAATTCCAATAAAAACCTGTGTAACACATACTGTTACACTTTGTTACACTGCAACGTTAGCGTGTTTTGGCAGTAAAAAAATGATATAGTGGTATTGTCCAGGTTGAGCCGAGAGCTACCTGGATTTTTGTTTTGATAAATAGTATTAGATTTATGAGAAAGTTTGCGAGAGAATGAATCTCGCGTCCGTAGATATGTAAGGAGGTATTTCGTGGCTCCCAAAAGGAAGGCAGCAAATGCTAAGTACGAATATTGGTTGACTCCTGATGGGTTAACCACGATAGCAGGCTGGGCAAGAAGAGGTCTGACGGACGCAGAATTGGCCGCTAAAATCGGAGTTAGCAGAAACACTCTTCTGATCTGGGCCGGAAAGTTTCCGTCGCTGAAAGAGGCCCTGCGAGAATCTAAGGACGAAGCCGACATGCAGATCGAAGATGCTTTATATAGGAAGGCTCTTAAAGGTGATACGACAGCAATGATCTTTTGGCTCAAGAATAGAAAACCTGACGAATGGAGAGATCGTCACGAGAGAAACACTAAGGAAGACAAGGAAGAACAGAGAGCAAGAATCGAAAAGATGAAAGCGGAAACTAAGAAGATCAAGGGAGAGACGGATAATTTAGCTCCGCCAGACGACGGTTTTATTAAGGCAATCAACCAATCTGCAAAGGAGGATTGGGATGAAACCGAAGAGTAACTTTTTTCATTTTAAGCCTTTTAGCAAAAAGCAGCGACAGATTCTCAACTGGTGGTGTGACAGTTCTCCCGTTAAAGAGGTCGACGGGATAATAGCAGACGGCGCAATCAGATCCGGTAAAACTGTAGCGATGAGCTTGTCGTTCGTGCTTTGGGCGATGAACAGCTTTAACGGGCAGAATTTTGGTATGTGTGGAAAAACTATCGGATCTTTTCGCAGGAACGTGCTGCCGACTCTCAAGCTTATGATGAGAAGCAGAGGATATCTCCTAGAAGATCACAGGGCAGATAACCTTCTTACAATAAGACGAGGAGAGATTACCAACTACTTTTACATTTTCGGAGGTAAAGATGAATCCAGTCAAGATCTTGTGCAAGGTATAACCTTGGCCGGGGTCTTTTTTGATGAGGTTGCCTTGATGCCAGAAAGCTTTGTGAACCAGGCTACCGCAAGGTGTTCTGTTGAAGGATCAAAATTCTGGTTCAACTGTAATCCAGAAGGGCCGACTCACTGGTTTAAAAGAGAGTGGATCGATAAAAGAGATCAGAAGCATTTAAAGCATCTGCATTTCACGATGGACGATAATCTAAGTTTATCGGAAAAGATTAAAGCCAGGTATCGAAGCCAGTATTCGGGGGTTTTCTATGATAGGTACATTCGAGGGCTATGGGTTGTAGCCGAAGGTGTGATCTACGACATGTTCAATTATAACGAGCACGTAGTGAAGCTTACGGACATTGCTCATCTGTTAACTAGCACCTGCTATGTATCAGTGGACTACGGAACGCAAAACGCAACGGTTTTTAAGTTGTGGGTTAAAGGCACCGATAAGGTTTGGTACTGCTTGAGGGAATATTACTATTCCGGAAGAGATGAAAAGCAACAAAAAACAGACGCACAATATTGTGAAGATTTAGTTGAGTTCATTGCTTCAGCTAAACCAAAGGCGGTGATTATAGACCCGTCAGCTGCTTCGTTTATTGAAGCGTGCAGGCAAGCAAATCTTCCAGTAATGAAGGCCAATAACGAGGTCTTAGATGGAATTAGATCTGTGAGCGTGTGTTTGAATAAACATATGATCAAGTATGTTGATACATGCTACCACACTTTTGAAGAGTACGGATCTTATACTTGGGACCCGAAAGCCGCACAAAGAGGCGAGGATGCGCCAGTTAAAGTGAACGATCACTGTATGGACGCTGATAGATATTTCGTTAAAACTGTTTTAGTTAATAACCGAGCGCGAATTAAGAGTAAAGCTAAGGAGGGCTTACGCTAATGGACTACATGATCACCTATAGCCGAGAAGCTTTTGAGGCAGGCGAACTTACCAGTACTGTATTGGCTAAGTTAATAGCTGCACACGAAGTCAATGTTGTTCCTGCCGTTCAAAAGAATCTCAGCTATTATCTAGGACAGCAAGAGATCATCGAAAAAACAAGAGCGGTTGACGGGGCTCCGAATATAACAACTGTGTGCAACCACGCAAAGGATATTTCAGATACAGCTTCAGGTTATTTTCTCGGAACCCCGATCAGCTATGGACTAATTAATCGCGGAAGAGACGATAAATCAAGAGAGGCGGCTTTTGATTCTCTTTTAGAGGCCTTAGATTTTGCTTCTACTGATGACGATGATCAGGCTAATGCTTTAATGCTATCTATTGCTGGAAAGACGTATGAATATATCTACGCGTCTGAAGACGAAGCAAGGCTTAAGGAAGAGCCACTTAGTCCTGAAAATACCTTTATGGTTTATGACGAAACAATAGAACACGGCGAACTCTTTGGCGTGTACTATTACTACAAACGAGACGATGCAGCGGATAGCCCAGATACTTACCTATATGCTCTTGTTATGACCGACACAGACCTTAAATATTATAAGATGATCGGTAATTCTCTGGTTTCTCCTTATAAAGTTGTGCCCCACAACCTCGGACATGTACCCCTGGTTGAATATAAAAATAACCGGTTTTGCATAGGAGATTTTGAACAGCAGATCAGTCTTATAGATGCGTACAACGCGATGATGAGCGATCGAGTTGACGACAAAGAGCAGTTCATTGATGCGATCCTTGTTTTGTATGGAGCGATTTTAGGAGACGACGAAGAAGATTCAGATGACGCCCAAGAGAGATTAGCTAAAAAGAAACTGCTAGAATTACCGCTTGACGCGAAAGCAGAATATCTAACGCGCCAGCTCGACGAAGCCGGTATGGAAATACTAAGAACGGCTTTGAAAGAAGATATTTATACCTTTAGCCACGTTCCGAATCTTACCGATGAGAATTTTGCAGGAAATAGTTCTGGTGTAGCTATGGAATATAAGCTACTCGGACTAGAGATGCTGACAAAAATCAAGGAACGATACTATAGGCAGGGTCTAAGAAAACGTATCAAGCTTTTCCTTCATTACCTTGGATTGAAAGGGCAAGTGCTTGAAGCTAACGACGTTGAGTTTGTTTTTTCTAGAGGTCTTCCAAAGAATCTGCTTGAACTCTCACAGATTATCGGCAATTTGTCTGATGAAGTTAGCCAGAAAACACTGCTAGGCTTGCTCCCGTTTGTGGAAGATCCTGATGCAGAAATAGCTGAGCTCAATGAGCAAAAAGAAGAGAATGTAAGAAGATCTCAGGAACTATTTAGAGAAGCTGGAAGCAGCAATACGACAGTCGAAGAAGAACTAAATGAAGAATAGCTCTTATTGGGAAAAACGCAGAGCTCAAGAAACTTATGAGCACATGCTAGAGGCAGAGAAAGCCGCCGAAGAAGTGAAGAAGCTCTATATTCAGGCGTCAGAAGATCTTCAGGAAAGAGCGAAAAAGGTTTTTGACAAATTTCAAAAAGAGAACCATTTAACCAGAAAAGAAGCAGAAAAGCTACTTAAGGAAATTAAGGATCCTAGTGATATTAAGGAAATAAAGAGGGCTCTCAAGAGAAATCCAAAAAACGAAGAGCTGGTCCGAGAATGGGAATCTCAAGCTTACGCTAGTAGGCTGAGAAATTTCAGTGCTATTCATACTCAACTAGATACTCTTCTTCCAGCTCTCGCTACAACACAGGAATTATCATTCAGAAGAATTCTTGAGAGTATAGCAGAAACGGCTTTTTACCAAACTATTTTTGATTTACAGCAGTATTCAGGATCAGCATTTCCTTTTACAAAATTAGATCCGAGAAAAATTGCCCGAGTATTAAATATGAAATGGGCGGGTAGCAATTTCTCTTCGAGAATTTGGGATAATAAGGATCTGCTGGCCGCGCGAGTGAAGAGAGATTTAGCTTTAAATCTTTTGACGGGAAGACCTCTTAAAAAAGCCGCAGATGATATCGCGGCCGATTTTACGGGAGGCTATAATGCAGCAAGAAGGCTAATCCGTACAGAATCGACTTTTGTTGCAGGGCAACTATCTAAGCTCGGGTATGAAGAGACTAACGTGAAGAAATACATTTACGTTGCGATTCTTGACCTAAGAACTTCTCTAATTTGTCAGAGTTTAGATAAAAAAGTCTTCCTAGTTAAGAACGCAAAAGAAGGAGAAAATTACCCTCCTATGCATCCGTGGTGTAGATCAACCACGCTTCCATGGGTACCGAATGATCTTCTTCAGCGGATGAGACAGTCTGCGATAGATCCAGCGACAGGAAAGAGGATAACGGTTCCTGGGAATATGACGTACAGAGAATGGTACGCTAAATACGTAGATGGGAGGCAGTCAGAAAAATCAGTTGAGCTTGTGAAAGTAAAAGATACTGAGCTAGGAGAAGAAAATATACCTGAAGATATTAATCAAGAAATAACTGATGTAATTGCTAAATTGGATAAAGAATATAATCTAAAAACCTCTATAGAATACCAGGAGCTCGATGATAGTGGAGCACCTATGAGATTTGTTCCAACTATAGACGCGGCAGGTAACTATAAGGGTAAAATAGTTGTTAATACAGGATTTACATGGGAAAAAAGTCTTGATAAAATGAATGCGCGTATTCTTAAAAAGAATTATGATAAGGGAATCCTCACTTCTAAAAATGTAGAAGACTTAGTTCTTCATGAGTACGCACACATATTGACATTTAAGAGATGCAAAACAAAAGCCGATTTTGATCGAGCAAATATGGAATACTTGCGTAAATGGCATCAGCTCCCGCCTGAAGCCCGCAATATTTCAATTTATGCTCAGAAATCTCAAGATGGAAGTGAAGTCATTGCAGAGGCGTTTGTGGCTTTACGTAGAGGCGAAGCACTTCATCCAATGTTGAAATTAGAAGTCGATAATATTATTTTTTAAAAATGGTTATTATATCTGATTGTACGGACTGCAAACATTTTAGAGCAGATAAAGAAAATAAAGAAATATACTGTAGTGGATTTCCAGGCCCCATTCCTTGGGATATATTTTGTTCTTCAAGAAGAGATAAAAAAGAATGTGCCCCAGGGATAAAATGGGAACCTGATGAAGAACAGTACTAAACAGCTATCAAAACTCCTCTATGGTTCACGAGGAAACCGAGAAACACGCTCAGGACTAAGTCCTGAGTTTTTATATGGAAAGGAGGAATCCATGAAAATAAAAGTTATTCAATCTTACATTGATCAAGCCGAGTTCTTTAAGACCGGAACCGCTGTAATTAAGGAAATCGGAGAGATCTTAGAAGTAAGTGAGCAAAAAGGTAAAAGCCTTATTAGACAAGGCTATGCCGAAGAAATCAAAAAGAAAGGTAAACCTGGTGAGGAATAATTCTCACCTTTTATATTGAGGAATGGCAGGGGCGATTTGAACCTGCTGGGCCAGAAAGGAATTATCATGCTAAAAGAAAAATTTTACCCGCTGTGGGAAGAAGACGGAGCTGGGGGTGCTGGTAGCGAAGAACAAGTTGATGCTGGCACAAATGGAGAGAAGTCTTCTGAAGAATCCCCAAAGCCTATGAGCTTTGATGACTTCCTTAAGGAAGGTAAAAACCAAGCCGAATTCGATAGAAGACTAGGACAAGCTATTGAAACTAGACTGGCGAATGAAAAGGCAAGGCTCGAAGCTATTCATAATGAACAGCTTAATGAGATGGAGAGAATGAGCAAAATGACCGAAGAAGAACGTCAAGCTTTTCTTAGCCAAAAGAAGGACAAGGAGATTGCAGCAAGAGAGGCAGCTATTACGAAAAGAGAACTTTCAGCTACAGCTAAAGATTCTCTCGCTAGCAAGGGTCTTCCTATAGATCTTGCGGGAATCGTGGATTATTCTTCAGAAGAGGCGTGTAATAACTCAATCGCGACTATTGAAGAAACCTTTAGATCTGCGGTAGAAAAAGCAGTTGACGAAAAACTCAAGGGAAGTGCTCCTCCGAAAGATGCCTCAACTGAAGGAAGTAAGTCGGGTAAAGCAGATGAGGTTGAAGCCCAGATCAAACAGTTTATGGGCGTAAAGTAAAAGGAGGATTTTATGGCTAACAATTTTGCATACGCGCAGCTATTCCAAAGAAATCTTGATCAGCTTGCGATTCAGGAAGCCGTAACGGGCTGGATGGAAGCAAATGCAGGACAAGTTATTTACAATGGAGGCAATACGGTTAAGGTTCCTAAGATGAGTCTGTCTGGAATGGGAGACTACAGCAGAGCAAACGGATACGAAAGAGGATCGGTCGGTCTGTCCTACGAAACTTTCACTTTTTCGCAAGACAGAGGAAACGACATTCTTATAGATAGCCAGGACGTCGACGAAACGAACTTCGTCGCTTCGGCTTCTACAGTTCTCGGTGAGTACCAGAGAACAGAAGTTATTCCAGAAATCGATGCGTATAGACTTTCTAAGGCAGCGGCTCTTGCTATGGCCGCTGGAACGAATGTAGCTTATGGCTACACGCCTGACGCGACAACTATTCTTGCTGCGCTTAAGACCGCAATCAGTAATACAAAGCAGGCCGGGTTTAGAAATGTTCCGTTGATCTGCCACATTACAACGGAGGCTCTTACTGCAGTTGAACTCGCGGCTGCTGGAAAGCTTGGAGCCGAAACCTTTAGCCAGGGCGGTATCGACACAAGAGTTCCGTCTCTTGATGGTGTTAGATTCATCGAAACGGATAGCGAGAGGATGGTTTCTGCGATTGAGACTAAGTCTCTCGCAAATGGCGGCGGCTGGGCAAAGGCTGCTGGAGCATTGAACGTTAACTTCATTGTTTTTCCTCAGACTGCTCCGATCGCAATTAGCAAGCAGAATGTAATTGATATTTACGATCCTAGGCAGACTCAGGGTGCAGATGCTTGGTTGATTGAGTATAGACGCTACCACGATCTTTGGGTTATGGATAATAAGCTTCCAGGTATTGCGGTTAATATCAAGGATGCAAAGCCGGCGTCAACAAGCTCGTAAAAGGAGGTTTATAATGT